CGATGAAGCTTCCAAAAAGGCAGCTTCTGCAGAGCGCAACCGCATCCGCAACATTCAAGAGTTGTGCAGCAAGCACGAGATGCGTGACTTGGCTGACCAACTGATCGAGAACGGTTCATCTCTCGACGTGGCCCGTGAGGCTGTGCTTGAGAAGATTGGCGCTAAACCTGTTGAGACCGTGGCCCCTGTTGACCTTGGTCAGCAAGTGCAAGAGCGTTATTCAATGATCGAGGGCGTCCGCGCTCTAATCACTGGCGATTGGTCTTCTCACGGTGCTGGTCTTGTCCGTGAACTGAGCCAGGAAGTTGCACGCACCTCCGGCCTGAGCGCCACTGGTGAGCGTTCCTTCTTTGTTCCCTTCTCTGCTCTGACCCAGCAACGTGCGACCTACAACACGGGCTCTGCCAATACCGGTGGCAATCTTGTCGCAACTGATCTGCTGGCTGATGACTTCATCGAGGCTCTGCGGAACGCTTCCCCTGTAGTTGGCCTGGGCGTTCGCACCCTGACCGGTTTAGTCGGTGATGTGGCAATTCCCCGGAGAAGTGGAGTCGCATCCGTCTATTACTTGGCGAACGAGACCACCGCAATCACCCAAGGTGAGTCCACTTTTGATCAGGTGACAATGTCACCTAAGAACCTGGCAGCACTGTCTAAGTACAGCCGCCAGACCCTGCTTCAAGCCACTCCTGGCATTGAGGAGCTGGTGCGTCGTGACCTCACTGACGGCATCAACGCTGCTGTTGATTCCGCAGTGCTGAACGGTTCCGGTTCTTCCGGTCAACCCACCGGCATCCGCAACACCAGCGGCATCGGCTCTGTGGCGATGGGCACCAACGGTGGCGCTCTGACCCTTGAGAAGGTCGTTGATCTTGAGACTGAAATCACTCAGGACAACGCTTTTGGCCCGAACATGGCCTACATCACCAACGGCAAGGTTGTTGGCGGTCTGAAGAAACTGCGTGCTGGTGGCTCTGCTGCTGGTGACGGCTCCTTCCTGTTCAACGCTGATCTTTCGGCCATTGGTCGTGGACCTACCCCGTTGAACCTGAACGGCTACCCGCTGGCAGTGACAAACGCTGTGCCTTCTAACTTGACCAAGGGTTCTAGCTCCAGCGTGTGCTCCGCTCTGGTTGCTGGTGACTTCAGCCAAGCCATGATCGGCTTCTACGGTAACGGTCTTGAGATCACCGTGGGCACTGACTCCGATGACTTCAGCAAGGCTCTGACCTCTGTTCGCGGCATCATCACTTTCGACGTTGCTGTTCGCCAAGCCTCTGCCTTCGCTTCCATCGAAGACATCACTACCGCTTGATAAGGAGAGGGGGCCGGCAACGGCCCCTTTTTTTTCTCATGAAAATCACTTGCACAAGAAACGTGATGGCGTCTGGCAAAGCCCTTGAGGCTGGTCAGACTTATGACGTTTCTGACAAAGACGGCTCCATCCTCATCGGTATGGGAAAGGCCGTCGAAGCTGCTGAGGAAAGCGGCACTGAACCAAAACCCAAGCGCCGGAGGGCCACTAAAAATGTCGACAGCTAGCGTCGCTGGGCGTGCAACTGTTTTGGACCTTGCGCCAAACGATGTTGTAGCCAGCAGCTCAAACGAGACAGGCGTAGATCTTCAGCCTTATGAAGGCAGCATGATTTGCGTTCTTGATGCAGAGGCAGGCGGCAGCGGCATCACATATGCCGTCAAGATTCAAGACTCTGCTGACAACAGCAGCTTCACTGACCTTTCAGGCGCTGCCTTCACTACCACCACAGCGAACACTGCACTAGTTGAAAAGCTGGTTGTGGACATTGATGATTGTCGCCGTTATGTGCGGGCTGTCATCACTGTTGCTGGTGGCGATGGTGCCGGTGCGGTCAGCGTTAAAGGAATCGCGTTTCCTAAGTACGGCTGATGGCATTTGATGCGCTCGCTGATGATCTGGGAGTTTTCCTAGGTGACTTCAATGTGTCTGCAACGTCAGGCGCAACGACGGCGAATGTCATTCTCGATCAGCCAAGCCAAGTCTTGGCCGGTGACATGGTGCTCAGCACTGACTACCAAATCACCGCCAAGGCTTCTGACTTTGGCACCCTTACAGCAGGCACCAGCATCACCGTCGATTCTGTTGCCTACACAGTGCGTGAGACACGCCTGATTGACGACGGTTTGTTCTGTGAAATCTCGCTGCAGAAGACATGACGACGCTGCGGGAAAACATTCTTGATGACATCGTCAGCAGCCTTGCTGACACAACCAACGTCGGAACGCGCATCTACAGAAGCCGCGTGGTGCCGTTGCAGCGTGGTGAAAGCCCTGCATTGGTTGTTGAGGCAATCAGCGATACGCCTGAGCAAAACACCAGCCTGCCAACTTTGGACTGGACGCTTACGGTGCGTGTGTCTGTGATCGTGCGTGGCGATGTGCCAGATCAGGTTGCAGATCCGATCGTTGAGAGTCTTCACAGCAAAATCATGGCTGATCTAACGCTTGGCGGATCGGCAATAGACGTACAGCCAGGAACAACAACGTTTGAAATGGTTGACGCTGATCAGCCAGCTGGTGTGATTGGTGTTGAATATCTAGTGCGTTACCGCACCCGTCTCGCTGACCTGACTCAAGGCCCGTGACTATTATGGGTTCTGATAGTCAACTTGCTGTTCTCAACTGAGGTTTTGACCGATGGCACTTAGAACAAGTCAACGCCTCTTGTTGGCAAAGCTTGAGAGCAGCTATGGCACCGATCCAAACCCAACAGGCTCTGCAAACGCGGTGCTTGTTCGCAGTCTTGAGATCAGTCCTTTTCAGTCTGACGCTGTTGAGCGTGAGCTGATCCGCGGCTATATGGGCAACTACGAGACTCTCCACGCGAGCCAAAGAGTCGAGGTGACTTTTGAGGTTGAAATGGCTGCCTCTGGCGCTGCTGGCACTGCACCTGCTTGGGGACCGGTGATGAAGGCTTGTGGGAACAGCCAGACGATTGTTTCAAGCACTTCCGTTACATACGCACCTGTTAGCAGCAGCTTTGATTCCGTCACGCTTTTCTTTTTCCAGGATGGTGTCCGCCATATTGTTACTGGCGCTCGCGGTTCTTTTTCGATCAGTGCTGAGCTTGGTGCGATTCCAACCATCAGCTTCACGATGATCGGCATCTATAACGCACCGACAGACGATGCGAACGCAACGCCGACGTATCAGAACCAAGCTGATCCGGTCCTGTTCAAGAACGGCAACACCACCAGCCAGCAACTGTTTAGCTATGCAGGTGCTGTGCAGTCGTTCAGCTTTGACCAAAATAACCAGACTGTTTACCGGGAGTTGGTTGGTGGCACAAAAGAAGTTCTGATCACTGATCGTCGCCCTGGAGGCAGCATTGTTCTAGAAGCCGTCACGATGGCAACCAAGAACTACTTCACCGCAATCACAGGTGCTGCTACTGGAAACAACACGTTCCAGCATGGGCAAACTGCTGGCAATATCTTCACCTTCAGCGCACCTCAGACTGATTTGTCTGCTGTTAGCTACTCAGATTCTGATGGCGTTCAGATGCTGAATTTTGACTACACTGCGACTCCAACAACAGCTGGCAATAACGAGTATTCCTTGGTATTGACTTAATGCGCTAGTTTTGGGGTGAATTTTTCCTTTTATGGGATTCGTCCTTAAAAAGTCCAACACCTACAAGTGGCCCGTTTCCGTTGATGTCCCTGTTGATGGGGGCAAGCATGAGCGGGTCACTTTTGACGTTGAGTTCAAAGATCTCACGCAAAGCCGTCTGCTGGAGATTGCTGAGCTGAGCGGTGAAGGCAACTTGTCTGACGTTGAGATTGCCCGTGAGGTGATGACCGGCTGGGCAGGCGTAGAGGACGAGGACGGCAAAGAGCTTCGCTATAGCGTGACTAAGCGCGATGAGCTGCTCGACGTGCCGATGATGGCTAGTGCCATTGCCGGGGCTTACTTGGAGAGCAAGCAGGGAGCCAAGAGAAAAAACTAGAGGAGGCCGTTGAGTATCTGTTCAACGGCCCTGATGATCAGTCGCAGCTGATGGCTGATGCCAAAGCGTTTGGTTTGGCGTTGCCTGTGCCAAAAGCGCCTGAGGATTTTGAGGTGTGGCCTGACAACTGGCCTGCTGTTGAGATGTTTTTGCGCTGTCAAACCCAATGGCGCACAACATCAGCAGGCGTGTGCGGGCTGGACTATACAGCTGTTCTTGCGGTGTTTAGACTTTACGAAGTCGAGGATCAGCCGACCGTGCTTGAGGACTTACAGGTCATGGAGGCTGCGGCGGTCAAGATCTTGAACAAGGAGAGCAAGTAAATGGCTGCCAAGTTTGGTCTGTTAATCGACGCCAAAACCAAGGGCGAAAACAATATCAAGCGCCTTGGCAACTCCATGCAGGGGGTTGAGGGCAAGGCCAAAAACCTTGGCATGGCTGTGCGTGGCGTTGGCAATGCCTTCAAGGCGTTGTTCGCTGCAGCCGCTGTTGCTGGTTTTGCTCGCTTTGTCAAAGGTGCGATTGATACGGCTGATTCGTTCGGCAAGCTCGAAGTCCGCACAGGCATTGCCGCTGAAAAGCTGATGGCGTATGTCAACGCTGGAAAGCTGGCAGACGTTTCACAAAAACAACTAGCTACTGGTCTCAAAACTCTGGCAAGAACACAGGCTGAGGCTGCTGATGGCGTTAAAACGTATTCAGATGCTTACGGAAAGCTAGGCATTAGCGTTAAGAAGGCAGATGGCAGCCTGAAGCCTTCAGACAAGTTGTTAGGCGAGATTGCTGACAAGTTTGCTGACTTGCCAGACGGACCTGAAAAGGCAGCTATCGCTATGGAGCTGTTCGGCAAATCAGGTGCTGACATGATTACGTTGCTAAACGGTGGCAGCAAGTCGCTTGAAGAATTTAATTATCAGCTCAGCGATAACTTTGCGCAAAACGCGGAATTTTACAACGATCAGATCACAAGGATGGGGTTTGCATTTGATGGCTTTCGGATGCAGCTCATGGATTCTTTGATGCCTGCACTGATACGAATCACTGAAGCGTTTACAACATTATTTGACACTGAGACTGATTGGTCTGGTCTGTTTAAAGTTATTGAGGCTGGCATCCGTACCATTGCTGGCGTAACTTTTGCGACTGTTGCCGCGTTTAAGTTTTTCGGCAGAACTTTAGTTGACTTAGTCAAAATCGCAGATCGACTTAGAAGGTTTGACTTGGGAGGGGCTATGGATATAGCTGGTCAAGGTCTAACAGATACAAGAGAACAGTTTTTTAAAGATATTGACCAGTTTGCTGGTATTTTTGCGGGATCAAGCGAAGCCCCTGAGGGTTATGGTCGCAGAACTGGCAGCAATGTTCTCAACACAGTGCCTGACAGAAAGACTGCTAGTTCAGGCAAAAATGGCAAGCCACCTGTGCAGGTTTCCGCTAAGGTCTTAAGTCTGACCAAGCAAATCAATGCGGCAAAGCTTGAAGGCAACAAACTTGCTGAGGTTGATCTTGGTTATGACCTTGCAATTCAGCAGCTAAAAGAGAAAGGTGTTACAGGCAATAACCTTGAGTTAGAGCAAAACAACCTGCTGACGCAGTACACGCTTGATCGCTTGAATGTTGTGCAGGCCATGGGCGAGGCGCAAGACGGTTTGAACGACAAAACCAACAAGTACAAAGTCACTCTTGAACAGGTCAAGGATGTGCTCGCAAATCAGCTGACAAGCGCAGTCACTGGCTTGATTGATGGAACAAAGTCATTGAAGGAATCGTTGTCAGGGCTTTTGAAGAGCTTTGGTCAAATGTTTTTGCGGGCTGGTATGCAAAGCTTGGTTGGCAATATCTTTGGAAGCGCGAAAGGCAATGCGTTTGCTCAGAACAAGATTGTGCCTTACGCAAACGGTGGCCTAGTCAGCAGGCCGACCCTGTCCCTTATGGGTGAGGCGGGGCCTGAGGCTGTCTTGCCACTTAAGCGTGGAGCCAATGGGCAGCTTGGCGTGCAGGTTGCTGGTCCAGACATGAACGCGGCAATGGGTCGTTATGCACGGCGCGGTTCAGGTGCAGCAATTACAACTGACGACGCTGCTGCTATGGCTGGCGCTGAAGGTGGTGGCTCATTCTTGGACGTTCACTACAACGTTGAGCGCATCAACAAAGTTGACTATGTGACGGCTGCTGAGTTTGAGCGTGGCATGACTCAGGCTGCAAAACGCGGTGCAGAGCTTGGCCGACGCAATGTCTACAGTGACCTTGTGAACAAGCGCAGTGTTCGTAGCAGGGTTGGCGTATGACACTCGAAGCCATCACCACGTTCATCTTTTTCGAGGATGACGCGGGCGCTGATCAGGGCAGGTATCAAAACAGCAACACTGCCGACACGATCACGTTTGACTCAAACCCCTATGCGTTCTTGCCGTTCATTTACAACGGAGCAACCAAGAGCCTGGGTGGCGACAACATTGAAAGCACGCTGACCTTTGCTAACAATCAGCTCAGCCTTGCCAAGGCTTATGAGGCGCTAGAGCAATTTTGGTCGGTGCGAGTAGACACGGTGTTGATGCACCCCTCAACATTTTTGCCCAACCGGACGCTAACGACTGAATACTGGATCCCATCTAGCATCAACTACAACGTCGAAGGCGTGCAGCTTTCACTGAGCACAGCTATTGATGCTGTGACTTCAAAGGTCCCAAACAAGGTGCTGCGGTCTAAAGACGTTGGTGCGCTACCTGTTAGCTCACGAATCACAAGCGCTTGATTGAGCCCTACGAGCTGATTGGCTTGCCTTATCGGCTTGGCGCTGTGCCAGAAAAGCATGGCGCTGCAGACTGCTTGAGCTTGGCAACAGCAGTGCAGGCATGGCACGGAATCGACATGCCGTTGCCGCAGCGTTCTTGGTATCGCAGGTTGCGCCGCAAGGATTATTCAGTGTTCCCTGAGCAACTAGGGCTATGGGGCACCAAAACAGATGCCGCTAAAGTGGGCACAATCGGGCTGGTTCGTGCTGCTGAAGGCGGTTATGGGCTTGCTGCTTTTTATGACGACGGATGGCTTCAATTCAACGACCGTCGAGTGACATGGATCCCCTGCGGCGGTCTTACTCTCGCCGCTCTTTACTGCCCGCAGAACAGCAGATCATTGATGCTCTTGGGCTGACGGTTGATGAGTATTGGGAGTTCTGCCGCCTAGCAGACTGCGCCGCAAAAGAAAGAGGCGAAGCCTATGAGCTTGTGCCTGATGTTGTTGCTGTAGGTGGTGGGGTACTTGAAGCCGCTCTTATTAACATCGCTATTGGCCTCGTTTTTACGGCTGCAAGTGTACTACTCGCGCCAAAACCAGAAGGACCGGAGCAAGCTCCACAGGCAATCAGGACTGCAGATGTTCGCGGTCAGACAAGATTTGCGGAGCTATTCAGCTTCGACAGCGTTCAGGATCTTGCAACGCTTGGCAGTATTATTCCGCTGATTTTTGCCAAGCGTGAGCAGCTGCCTGGTGGCAGCGAGGTTGTCGGTGGTGTCCGGGCTAAGGGCCTTTTGCTTTGGTCGCAGTTGCTCAGCCTTGGCTCGCACCAAGAGTTAAAGATGCTGACCACGCTGGGCCTGTCAGAGCTT